GGTCAGGCCGGATCCGGCCCAGCGCTCGCCCTCACGCCGCAGCGCATCGCCGCCCTTGGTGGCGTAAAAGAATACTTCTCGGGAGATGGTCTCGGCGTGATTGAACCAGAGAGGAAACCGAGCCAGCCAGAGCGTGCCCCGGTCACAGACGAGGACCAAGGCGTCAGGATTCTCCATAAGCGCCCGGATCGATGTCTCGGTGCTCACGGGGTCGAACGCGGCCTGCACGTCTTCCCAGACGGAACCGACATGAGCCTCGCGGCACAGCTCCAGGATCAGCGCAATATCGGCTTCGCTGGCGATCATGCCGACCGCTTCACGTAGAGCTTGGCCACAACGTTCAACAGGCCGTTGACGGTGTCGGTCATAGCGTCGAGCCGGTAGCTCACGGCGCCCGTGGTGGTCCGAGCCATCGTGAATGCCGGAATCTCAGCCGGGTTGGCGATGTAGACGGCATTGGATGCCGGGTTGGCGTCATAGCGCGTCGAAGTGAAGTTCCACGGCCCGCCGACAACCGTTTCGGTGACGCCCACGATTTCAACCAGCCGCAGGAAGCCGAGGACTTCGCCCTGGTCGCCTTGGGTCGTGGTTGGTCCTGCATAAAGGCCGGTGCTGGGGATAATCAGATCGCCGGCAACAACCCCCGTCAGGTCGACGCGCGGTCCCGGCGCCCAGCCGGATCCGTCGATGTCGATGGTCAGCGATTGAACGCCCGTGTTGCCCGGGGCGCCGCTCATGTCGATGGCGATGCCGGCAAGCTCCAACGCTTGGTAGATCAGGATCAGCTGCTGCGCCTGCGTCGCCTGCACCTGAGCCAGTTGGGTCAGCACGTCGGTCTGAGCGTTCTCCTGACGCTCGATAGCCTTCATCACCGTGTCCCAAAAGCGCACGAAAGCGTTTGCCGCCTTGCCCGCCTTGTCGGAGATCGTGTCCGCCGCCCGAATGCGCGGCAACTTGAACCCGTCAGCCACGCGACCGGCCCCCACCGGCGGGGTTCATCTCGACACCTGAGAACCGGATTTCAATCGGATCGGTCATGCGAAACTCAAAGACCCGGCCGGGCGCGTCGATCATGCCGAGGCGGCGATAGCGAACGCGCTTGCGATACTGACCGCCGAACCCAGTCTGCGCTTCCTTCCAGTCGGACCACGTGCGCGACTGATCATCCGACCAGCGCATCTGCAGGATCGCCGGTTCGCTGCCGATCGGCGATGTGCCAGGCGAAAGGGTGACCTCGATGGCGTCGCACGCCCCCACGGTTTCGGTGGCCGCCACAGCGGTGAAGATGCGCTCGAAAGTCTCGCCGTTGTCGTCCGGTCGGTCCCGAAGCGTATGGATGGCCGATCCGGCAGAGACGTAAGTCCGTTTGCCGTCGTAGATGCCGCTCGCAACAGGCCAATCCAGCTGATGCCATTGTCCGGTCGCCACGTCGTAGCCGAGCGTTTCGCTGTCGAGACGGATGATGCGGAAGGTGTGTCCCGACAGGGAGTAGGAGAAGGCGTGCACGGCGTCCGACGCTTCGATCCGCTCCTCGATGCCGTGGTCGGAAATCCGCTGCGGCACGCCGTCTATGCGGTAGTCGATGTTGTCCTCACCCGTGAAGAACAGGGTGTTGTCCAGCTTCGAAATGCTGTCGCGGTCCTTGCACCCGCGCGAGATCGCCAGACCCTCGATCCGGACGGCTGGCTGATCGACATCGCCGGTGATGCCGAACGACTCGATCGATGACGTGCCGAACACATAGAGCGCATCAGCCAGGGCACGGACGGCGATGGCGGGGTCCGGCTCGCGTTCGGCCGAGAAGAAGTCCAAGGCGTTCCAGGTCGTATCGCCGGGAACGCGGAAATATACCGTCCCGGTGTCCTGCCGAACCGCGAAGAGGAAGTTGTCGATGTCGCAGATCGAGATGACCGGCGCGCTATCTGGAAAGGCTGTGGGAGTTAGGGTCGTGCCGTCGTACTGATAGACGATGCCGCCCGAGGCGACCCACAGGCCATCGACCGTGTAAGCCCACTCGACAGAGAAGGTATCATCTTCGATTAATCCGACAAGGTCTTCCCCGCGGAAAAGCTTGTTCCCAGCGACGGCGAAAAGGTCGCCGTTGAAGACGCCGTCATCGCGGCGCAGGCCACGGATCGGCGCGCCCAGATCATACTCAAGCTGCAACCCAGGGCGCGGCAACAGAACCGCTCCGGTCGTCGAAGTCGGGGCCTGCTCGTGGTAGAGGTTCACGAGCCGGACAGGCGGAAGCCGCCCATTCGCTCGGGAATAGGCTGACAGGCCGAAGGGAAGCTGCATCAGATGTAGTCGCAGGGCAGTTCGCGGCGGCAGTCGCGGTCGCGGTAGAGACGGCCCCGGATCGTACGCTCGGAGCGCTGGGCCTCCAGCGCGGTCTTGGCGCCGATCTCCCCGCCGAAATCATCGGCGATGGTGACGGCGAGTTGCGCGACCAGGCCGTTGTCGGTGTCGGCGCCGAAGGGGTTGAAATCGTCCAGCGTCAGTGCATCGGCGCGGCGCCATTCGGTCGAGAACAGGAACAGCCCAGCGTCGGTCCCATCCAGCACGTAGATGCGGGACAAGGCCGGCATGTTGCGGCGCGTGACGCACCAAGTTTCGACCGTCGGCTTGATGATCGTGGGAGTGAACACGCCGACGGTGATGCGGTCGCCGTCGCGGGCGGTGATCGTGGCGGAAGAGGCGGCATAGACGTCGCGCCAGCGCGCGCCAGTCAGGCCGGGGTGTTCCAGAATGAGGGATTGCAGGCGGGCGAGGATGTCTCGCTCTTCGTCTGCGGAAGGCGTCTCGCCGGATGCGAGGATTTTGCCGCGGCGCATGGCGGCTGCGATGATCTCACGGATGGTCATGGTCGCCTCCGAAGAGACGCCCCCAGCCGAAGCCGGGGGCGGTCAGGATCAGTCCTCGGAGCCTTCGGCGGCCTTGCGAGCCGCTTCCGCTTCGTCTTCCAGGCGCTTGGCCTCGGCCTTTTCGGCCGCGTCCAGCTTACCGCGCAGTGTCTTGAGCGAGGCGCGACCGTCAACGGTCACATCCAGCTCGGCGAGGCGAGCGCGGATCTTGTCCGCTTCCGCTTCGTCTTCCTTCGCCTTGCGGAGTTCCTCATCCGTCAGGGCGTCGTCGGCGCCCTTGATCTCGATGTAGGGGTTGCCCTCGGCTTTTCTCAGTTGATCGGGCGTGAGCGTCACGTCGGTGAACTCGCGGCCGATCTCGTTGCCGAAGAAGTTGAGGGTGTCGAAGTGACCCAGCTCGGAAGCTGGGCCGATCACGCGGGCTTGGGTGGTCATTTTCAGGCCTCCCTTACTGGCTGACGTATTCGACGGAGTAGACGATGGTCCCGTTCACCGGCGCCGTCGCCGTGGCGATGCGAACGCTGATCAGGGTCTCGGCCGGATACTGGTACCCGAAGCCGGTCGTCGCGATGCCCGAGACGGGCGCCGTGGCGGCGGCGGTGGCGGCCAGCAGGCGGTCAGTGTCGCCGGCGTCACCCACTTCGACCGTCACGCCCGCAGGGGCGGAAACGGTGACGCGGGCGGACTCAGCACCCTTCGGAACCACAATGGTCCCGAAGAGCGCGCCGACCGTCTGCTGACCGGCGGTGACCGGAATACGGCCCCCGGCGTAGGTCAGTTGGTTGGAGTCGGTCGAGGTCTTGGCAGGCGCGCTGCCAGAACCCACGGCCTGGGTGGGGAAAGCTTTCGCCATGGTGCGTGCTCCTTAGTACGCGGCGAACACGGTCACGATGCCGTGCTGCGTGCCCGGGCCAACGGCGCCCGTCTCCTTGAAGAACGTCTTGTCGATGGAGCGCAGCTCCTCGGTGCCGACGCCCTTGATGAACTGGTAGTCGTCGTCCTTGCGTTCCGTGGACTTGGGATCCTGACCCCAAGCGACCACGAGAGCCTGAGCCCCGCAGAGATAGCCGGCCGCCACGTTCGCACCCGCCGTGCCGACCGCGCCCAGGACGGGCAGATCGGTGATTTCGCGGATGATGACACCGTCCCAGATCAGGTCGCCGCCCTGGAAGTAGGGGTTGGACTCGACGCTGCGATCGATGCTGTCCTTGTTGAACGCCTTGATGTCCGGATCGGCCTTGATCTTGTTGAAGGCCTGCGTCGGGACGAACAGGACGAACCACTCGCGGCCGTCACGGTCGGAGCGATAGGGGCGGATCGCACGGCGTCCGGTGACCCGGTCGCGCTTGCGGGCCATACCCTTGGCCACGGAGATGACCGTGGCGCCCCAGTTGTCGTTGACGTTGTCGACGTTCGCCAGCGACGAGGCCGTGTTGCCGGGGACCAGGTTGGCTTCCGAGTTGCCGAACAGCGCGCGGATGGCGTTGTCCGTCAGCCAGTTGTTGCGCTGGGTCGCGGTGGCTTCGGCATAGGGGACGCCGGTTTGATCGCCGTTGTCCTCATCGTAGCGAGCATCGTCGAACGCCACGACCGACAGAGCGTCGGTGATGCGGTCGCGCATGTCGTCGGACGACCAGATTTTCAGGCTGTCCTTGTTGGCCTTCAGAATATCGACGACCGACTTCTGGATCATCGACTTCTTCACGACCACGGCGTTGCGGCGCCAGACCGGACGCGTGCGGAACGGGTAGAAGCCCAGACGCTCTTCAGCGCCGGTCAACAGGCCCGCGCCCACGCCCTTGCCCTTGAGCGAGCCGACGAGGGACATGACGATGTCCTTGCCGCCGTCGATCAGGTCACGGTTGGTCTGGATCAGGGCGTTCGGAGACGCCGACATGTAGGCCGCATAGCCCGACATGTTGACGTATTCCTGCCAGTAGCCTGTCTCTTA